TTTCCATGTAAGTGTACCACCACCAGAAGCACCTAACGGTTTAATACCTACAGTAGTTCCAGAAGCGACTGCGTTAACGAGAGTTGCTGCACCGCCTACCGTATCACCAACACTAATATTTGTTGTGGTGTTAGCCGCCACTTCTAAATCGATAATTATGTCTACGATTTTTGAGTTAGCAGGAATTACTACCGTTGTGGCTTCTGCTGCAACAGCACCACCAGATATATCCATTACATGTTGCTGAGTCATGACGACATAACCAACGTTTGCTATGTCTGATCCAACTGTAGTTCCAGTTGTGTTTTTAATATTACCAGCCCGAATCGGACCTGAAAAAGTTGTCGTACCCATGTTGATCTCCTGTCTAGGGTTAGTCAGTCACACCATGTGACTGTCAGGGATACAAACAGAGTACCTTATCTTTAAACAAAAAGAAAGGGGCAACCGAAGCTGCCCCTTAGTTCAGGGAGGAGGTGTATGAAACACCACCTACACTATAACATAAGTTTACGCACCTGGCGAACCAAATACTGAACGTGGATCTGAGAATCCAAAACTGTAACGCTCACGCGCTTTGAAACGCATGTTGCCAGTGTCGAAGTCTGCTTCCATGCCAGTAGTCATTGGCGTACGCTCAAAGTGGATAAATCCACGAGGCGCGTCAGTCATGACGAAGAACGCATCTGGGTCCGTTAGGAAGTCGTTAACGGCATAACCGTTTGGCAACATACCCATTGAACGTAATGCATTAGTGTCATTGTCGGCTGTGCCAACACGCAAGTTTGATACCATCAAACGCTCTGCAACGAATTGCAGTTGACGTGGGATGAGCAACTTGGTGCCGCGCAACGCGACCTTGAGACCACGCTCGTCAACAAAACCTGCGATACTGATAAGTGCATCTTCAAGAGATGTCTCATTCAAATCCGCAGCAGTTGCTGGTTCGTTGGCAAACGTACCACCTGTAGTAAGTGGGTGATTAGTTGCACAAAGCGCAACACCGTCACCACCAGCAGATGCGCCAGCAGTAAATGCGTTGTTAAGAACCGCAGCGGCCTTAACTTGCTTTGTGTGTGCCATTGAACGAGCCAACGCACGAGTATAACGTGAACCAAGACGATCATAAAGATTGTCTTCGATAGCTTCCTCAGTGATTGAGAATGCCAACGCTATTGTTTCGTGGTTGTAACGAGCAGTGTATGCTTCGTTAGCGTCGTCGTAGTTGATTGCAGAACCTTCCGATTTGGTTGGTGCTGCGCCGAAACCACTCAACATAACCTCTTCTTCGAATGCACGATCCGAGGATTCTGTTGTGTAAATCTCTGCATGTTGGTTTTCGTACCTATCGTACTCCATACCAAACAAGGCGTTGAGACCAGGTTCCAACTCTTTCGCTAGTTGTGCGCGAGATATAGCCATAAGTTAGTCTCCTTATACGCCAGTCGTTGAAACAGTGCCACCTGCAATCGCGCCATTGGCGGAATTGAAGGAGTTGTTTAAACGAACAATTACAGGGATACCAGCCGCAGTAAAGTCTGAGTTGTCTGGGTCATCTTGGATGCCCATAATTCTCAGATTTAAATTAGCAGTGGTGGCGATTGTGCTAACACCCAACTTAGCAGAAGAAATACCTGTGGTTGAAGAACCAGCAGCACCGTCTGCGAAGTTTGCGTTTGCGAACACATGTCCACGCGCAGTTGCCGCGCTAGTTAGCGAAGCGTCTGAACATATAACAAATGTTTGCATTGGGTTGTCATACACGAAGGCTTTGACGGGATGGTTAGAATCCGCGCCAGAACCAGGCCAGTTGTTTGAGAAAATTTTCTCACCAGTGGTGGACGAAACGTATTCGCAACCCCAGAAAACACCCACGAGACCAACAGTGCCCCCAGCAGCCGCGCCAACTTTGTCAATAAAACCAGTTGAAAGCGGGATAACAGGAGAGCCTTGAAAGATCGTGTTTGTATTTCCAGAGGCGATACGATACTCGGTCGCACCAGTAGTGTTAGCAGCCTGACCGACTACTCCAATCGGGCGTAACCCGAATGCACCGTTAGTGTTTGCCATAGTAGCAATCCTCTAAGTTAGTCGGCGTCTCGTCTTGATCCGCCGAACGTTACACGACTTTGCCGATTATTTTGTATCGGCATTGAAGGATGTTGTTCCTTCATAAGGTCCTGATCTACAGCTACCATCTGTTCGCGGGTTCGGCTCCCGTAATACTCGTTTCTCTCTTGGGCTGTTTCGGCAGGAATACGGCACAGCATCAGACCACCTTGTCCTATGACGCCCTCGTATCGACCTTCGTCAATAGTTGGAGCTTCGTAGTCTGGATATTCATCTTTACGGACGGGTTCCCATCCTTCACGCAGCTTGGAGTTGACATTCATTTTGTCTTCCTCGCCACGCATTGCGACTCTTATCCAGCGATGCACGAACCCTTCAGGAGGGGGTGGTGCAGCAAGATGACTGGGCGGTGCCCATGGTGTTCTGCGCGTTTCATTTTCGCGTGTCGCGCTTTTGCGCGGTGTTCTAGTGTCAGCCATTATATCACTCCTTTACATACTTGGCGTATTCTTCGAGAGGTACGCCCAGTTTTTTCGCAATCGCTACTTGTGAGTGCGATAACTTGACCGACCTGCGCCCCTGTTTGTTAGTGCGGGATGCGGAATTACCAGCAGATGCGACCTGATTTCCACCCGATTTCTTAGCCGTATTAAACTTGTGCGGAAACTCCGAACGAATACGACCGTCTATTTCAGTATAATACTCATCGCTGTTCGGGTCAAACCCTTCTTCTTCGACAAGTTGTTGATGTAACGTAAAAGCAGCGGTGGTCATGATCTTATCATTGCCAAACCACTCGTTCTTTTCAGCCCAGTCTTTAGCCTTTGGATCAACCTTTGCAGGGGTTTGAGCCTGTTGTGGCTGCGCCTGTGGTTGTGGCTGCGCTTGTTGTTGTGGCTGTGCTTTTTGTTGTTGATCAACACGATTTTTTGCTGCTCCATACCGTTGTTTATCTATTGCAACTTGAGCAATTTGCTCTTGTGCAGCAAGCATTGCGTCTGAATCACCTGCTTCGTATGCCTGTTTATAAGCACTTCTTGCAGACTGTTCTTGTGTAGATAAGCGGTTTCCATACTCACTTAAATACCCGTTATCTAATTGTTGCACTCGACCTTTAAGTTTATTGTTTTCATCCAACAACTTTTGCGCCATTCGCACCGCTTCTTCACGGTCACGTTGTTCATTTCTATAACGCTCGGTAAGTTTTTTGATACGTTTCTGTACCTTCTCACCGTAATCTTCGAGTTCGTCATCACCTTCAGCAGCAGCTACCTCGGTCTTTTTCTCAACCTTTTCTTCTGCTTTAGTGTCTTCTTTTTCTTCTTCTACAATAATTTCTTGCTCTTCAACTTCTTGTTTTTCTTCAGCCATAATCCTGCCCCTATACTTGTTTCACATCATCTGGTTCTAAAATTGTAGCAATAACCTCATCATCATTAATGATGCGGACTTCACCGCCGTCAATTTTAAAACGAGAACCTGAGTATCTGCCTATGCAAACCCATTGACCTTCTTCACACCAAGGTGCTCCATCAGGCCCGAACTTGTTTGGATCCTTGTATGCCAAAGGTCCTATTCGAAGAACGTATGCTACTACAGTAGCAATCGATTCCCGTTCTCGAACTTCGTCAGGAATGTATAAGCCGCTCGAAGTTTTAGATTTGCCTTGATACGGCATAACTAAAAGCCGCCAACCAGTTGGTTGAGGCAAACGTTCAAGTAACGGTTTATCTAAAAGGGATGGCTCTAGTACGCGCTCCTGTGCATCCACATACGCGCTATCAATTGCAACACCAGAGACTTCAGCTTTTGCAGCGTCTTTCTCTTTGTTCATTTTCTGCGCGACATGGTCAGGAAGATATAAAGTCTTCGACATCGTCTACGTTTTTCTCCAGCAGGGACTTGATTTCTTCACGAGCAAAAGAGAGTCCCCGTATCTCTCCTACTGACATTTTGTACTGTTCCCAATCTTTAACAGCACCATTAGCGAGGGAAAAAGATATATCCTTTTGCCGCTCTTCTAATTTTTTATACAAATATTTCGATAAGTCAATAACGTCCATTACATATTGTCCCTGTAGTCCTCTTGTGTACTATACATACTTTACACGTTTAGTCTATGAGTTCAAAATGTGGACCATCAATAAACGGACGTTTACCCTGCGACCTACGCAAATCGATGTAGGCATTCATGGCTTCCTCCATGGTTCCTTCCCACTTACGAATATCCATAGGGTAACTCTTTTCTGGGACGGCCCATGCTGCCCCCCAGCAAACAGGGACATTTAGATTGATAGCTGCTTCTTTGATTGCGTCAGCTAGATCATCATACAAATTTAATTCCCAAGATGCCCTTGAATTAACAAAGGCCATAATATCAAACGCCTTGCCATCCAGATGTTTACTTTTTAAAGTTTTCGATGCGCCCTTTGCAAAAAGTTCTTTTTGCTCATCCAAAGTTCTCATTCCTTGAATCACCCCAAAATCAGTTTTTGTCAGTGTGATCGCCATTTTAACAACAGACTGTAGCCTGTCATCAATACCTTCAAGCCTATCAAGGCTTCTTCTGCTTAGTTTGAAACTCATGTCTTTTCCTTTCTAAGACTTGCCGCCGACATAACCACCGACAACACCGATGATACCTGTCAATGACATCTGCAATAAGCCAATGATATTTTCATCTAACTCACCGCCATGTTCATTTGCCATGGCAAACTCATCATAAATAATAAGGCCCAGTATGGACATAAGTCCCACCGCCATAACTAAAACAACTATGTCCTTCATGTAAGTCATTTCTTACTATCCGTTTTTTTAAGTTTATCGAACGATCTCATTCCACCCATACCAAGCATACCTAACAACAATGGCATCATCACTGACATATCTGCTTGAGGTATGCTGAAGCCAAAGCCCATTGCGAGGGGAGATATCATGTAGTTTATGCCTAGAGATATTCCCCCAATCCAACCAATAAGTGGCCGCCAAGACGATTGAAACCAGTTGCCTTGAGCATCCATCTTTAATATTTCCAATTGCGCCATGACCTGTTCCTGGGCATGTTTCTCGCCCATCGTTGCAATCTCATGTGCTAACTGTGCAGCCTGATCTTTATCTTTTATAACCTTGCCAAGTAAACCGCTTACTGGCCCTATAAGTTTATCTATCATTTCTCACCCTCCATACTCATGGACATTTTTTTATCCGCCTTTGCAGAGTAAGCATTGAACCCCATGAATGCAGCAACAACACCACTAGCGGCAATAACATAAACGGATGCAATATCTGTAATTAACGCTGCGGCCTGATCAAAACCAAGAACACTAGCAAGTAATATAATAAACGGATAAATTAACATCCCTGCCAAAGCAAAACCTGTAAATCTTCTTTCGGCATTACGTTTCAAATCACGGTCTATCATCTCTAACCGTCTATCTTCTAAAGCTATTTTATTCCATTCTACTTTTTCAATGACACCATTTCCGTTAGTGTCAGCCTTGTCGAACTCTGTCATTTGCATAATCCTGTACTATTCTTCGATCATAACCTAAAATAATTAATTTGCCAAACTTATCGTATGCTGCGAACTTCTTGCCACGTTCTATTATTGTTGGCTG